TACCAAGCGGTGTGAAGCTTTACTTTGCACCAAAGCTGGACAAAGTAGACACAAGGGATGGGAAGCACCGCAGCACCTGTGCTATCACCTACTTCTACAAAGAAGCACCACCCAAGATCGTGATCCGAAAAACAGCAGCTTCAAACATGAGGCATCTAGCTTCAGATTTGTTGCACGAAATGTGCCACATATCTAAGCCTAATGCTGATTGTGAAGTTAGGCGCAGAGATAGTACGTTTCAGAAAGAAATGCAACGCTTGGCAGAAGCCGGGGCGTTTAATCAAATTTGGTAAAAAACTAAACTCAGGAGAATGACTCAGATGTCGATTGAAACCGCAGTAGAGAACGAAGTAAAAGCAGTGGAAGCAAAAGTAGAGACCGTTGCACAGGCTGTGGAAGGCGAAGCAAAGGAAGTCGTGGCCGATGTAGTTAAGGAAGTAAAGGCCACTACCGTTGCTATCACAGTAGAAGAAAAGCTCTTCTTACGGGAGACCGAATTGGAGTTTTTAAAAGTGCAAGCGGAGATTCAACGTTTGACAAAGATTGCTGAAGAAAAGCAGAAGTCTTATACAACCTACGTAGAGAACCTGTTTACGAAGTATGCCCTCACCAAAATCGAATATGTGTTCGATGGGGCTGTTAATATTTTCAAAAAGTTGTAAAGGAGTACCATGTCGGACTCAGCAGAACCAAAACCAATCCCGGTGGCAACCCCACCGGGAACCTCTTTAGTAATTGTACCAACTAAAGAGGGCGGCACGAGAGAGATGATACGTAACGAAAAGGGACACTTCGTAAAGAAACCAAAACCCCTTATACCTACGGTAGAGTTTACTCGTAAAGAGCGAAAAATACTTAGCAAAATTCGTAGCGATAAAAATAACATGAATGAGCACGAAGTTGCTTTCATAAATATTTTACACATCGCACAGAATGAAGACAAAGACCCCAAGGCAATGATGGCAGCAGTAAAAGCGTATGAAATAGTACGCAACAGTGCGCTAGGAAAAATAGCACCGTCAGAACAAGAGATGGAAAAACTTCAGACTCAGGCAGTGAAAGTCATAGTTGTTCAAGCACCCCCCGGTATAAAAGCGATGGAAGAAAGACCACCGGAGCCAAAGCAGCCATCTTTTGCTGCTGTGCTTGACGTTAAGACCAACGAGAAATAGAGGCAACTCAGATGCCACGCAAAAAGATTATAAACATGGAGGAGAGACCTCCATATCTGAATGCTGATGGCACCTTAAATTTTGACAAGTATTCAAATTCCAAGCCAAGCAAACAGAGCTTTTAAGAAATGTAATGCGCGGCGGCAAGCTGTATGTGCAGCCAGCAGCAGAGCAATGCTTGAGCACAGGTGGAATTCGTTCAGGTAAAACATGCGGTTGGTTGATGTACTTTGTAATGCACTATTGCTTGCAGTGGAAGAATTGCAATCTACTAGTGCTGCGACGTACGTTCAAAGAATTGGAGTCCGGCGCAATATCCGACTTCAAAACTTTCATGCCAAAAGAGCTGTATGATTACGACCAGACCAAGCACGTTGCTACTCTAAAAAACGGCTCACGTGTTGTGTTTGGGCACTGCCAGAACAACAAAGATAGAGACATCGAGCAGTATCTAGGACAAGCATACCCCGCTATCCTCGTGGATGAATGCGGACAGTTCTCACCAGACGCGTGGATGATGTTATACTCCAGAAACATTGTCAACGCAGGTTGCGAACGGGACGAAGCTGGCAACCTACCCATCCCTGCAATCATAGGATGCACCAATCCTCTTGGACCGCACTACGAGTACTATCGCACATTGTTCGTGCAGAAGGAACCGTGGTTACCAACAGAGGATGCAAAGAAAGACACAGACGGAACGTGGTGGTCGCAAGAGTCTGGTGAATGGATAAAGATTTATGATCCAACTAAGTACGCGTACCAGCGCTCTACAGTAATGGATAACCCAGAACTTCTCGCACGAGACCCCGGCATCATCGCACGTTTGATGTCTATGCCGAAGGCTAAGCGTGACAAAGTTCTATTTGGGTATGATGGCAGCGTTGAGGGACAATACTTCGACTGCTTTGACCCTACGTACCACGTAATTGATTTAAGAGAAGACCCAGACGCTATTATATGGCAGGACTACCAACCATGTTGGGCAGGACAGGACTGGGGAATGCAGCACGCCAACGCAGTGTACCTTTTCACTAAGGCACTCGTTAAGAACTCAGTTGGCGATGACTACAGATTGAAGACAGTGTGCTTCGCGGAGTTAGTTGTTACAGGCGGTAAGACAATGGATCAGTTAGCATCACTGCTAAAAGCCAAATGTCATCTACCTAATGGAAAGCCAATAACTCTGAAAGCAATATACTTCTCCCACGAAAAGTTTAACCAGAGTGGTGAGGGTAAAAACGGCATTGGAAGAAGACCTGCAGACGAGTACACAAAAGAACTAAGACCGCTGGGTTTACCTCCGGTCACACCTGCTACAAGGGACCGCATAGGTTCTGCATCGCTGATGTATAACGCCATTAAAAAAGGTGAACTGGTAATACTTGAGAGTTGCAAAGAAATAATCCTTGCGATTCCCTCGTTGATGCGAAACCCAGACCTTTTGGATGACGTGTTAAAAGTAGATGCTAAGGGCGATGATTGTTACGATGGCTTTAGGTATGGACTATTCGGACATCTAGGAGCGCGTAAGAAGCCACGGGCACAAGCCGAAGCGGAGCGCGTAAAAGAACTAGCGAAGAATGACCCACTGGCTGCATGGTTTTTGCAATGCAAACTAAAGGCAGAAGCTGAGGGACAAACATCATCCTTCGTACCAGACAAGCAGCCCGTATGGATGGGAAAACAATAGGAGACTCAGAATGGGCGTAGCAGAAAGCATTCGTGGATTTTGGGACGACCTGTTCTACTCTGCATTAGTACAACGCTTGGAGACTGACCTGATGCGTGCAATATCTGACGCTCAGCAGCTACGCCAAGATAAAGACTCCGTTATAGCGGACCTTCGCATGGAGAAAACTTTGCTCACCGCAAAGGTAACTATGTATGAGCAGAATATCAACCAACGTGTGGGCATTGATCCCACCCGTGTTCGATCTGAGAAACCAAGCTTTGCAAGTTTCAAAAACCCACCAGTTATGACAACGTGGCAAAAGGAACAAGCAGACCACAACGCTCAGATAGAGAAAGAATTAGCAGAGGAAGCGGCCACTGCCGCAACAAAGGTATAAACATGGCAGGAAAATTGAAGCACATCGGAATTGACGTGGCCGAGAACGGATTCAAAATCTGTTGCTGCCATGAAGGAAAGAAATCTTTGGCCAGCAAACGAGGATGGATTCCTCAGATGAACGACTCTACGGAGTATGTCGCTAAGGACGAGGCAGATTTGTTTGCACAGTTGAAAAAAGTTCTTAAGGATTGCAGCAAGTAACTCGGCGCATGCCGAAGAGGAGATTAAAGTGTACACATCGAAAAGCGGTAAAAAGTTTGGCTCTATTTTTGCGGGACGCAGGCATGACCAAGACCACACGGAAGACGGCATGCACTCCGAGGGTGGAGTACCAGAGCATGAATCCAAGGAAGCTCCAGAGTTTGAAGCAGCCGAAAAAGAGGGTGCTGACGAACATGCACACGAATCCCATGAAGGCGCAGAGCAAGAAGCACTAAATGAGGAGCACCCAGTTGTTGCAGAACACGGACCTGCACATAAGATCGTCATTTCACACGACGAAAAGTCTGGTCGGCACACAGTTACGAGTCATCACAAAGATGGACACACGCACAGCGTAGCCCACGAGAACGCACACAAGGCACACCAAGAAGGCAGCAAACTAGCTGGGGTTCCTGCTGATGGACAGAACGAAGAGCACGACAGTCCGTATCACCAAGGAAAAGGCCAAGCAGGAGCTTCGTCTGAAGAAGATTCATTTGCGATGCCGGATTTGAGCTAACCCATGAGCGGTATAAACATTGATGGTAAAGCAGTAAACGTAAACGACCAAGTTTCCATAATCGCAAAGGTGGTTAGTGTTAGCGGCTCTGGAAGCTTGGCAACTGTTACAGTGCAATTCCCATTGGCTGCTGGCACCAACAGCGTACAGGCGAATGATGCACAAGCAGTGTTCCAACCCGCCGACGCAACTCACGTAGCACGAGGTATCAACGGACAGCCGTACGGAGCACTTCGTGACGACATTACAGTACTAGGTACGGTAACAGCTATTTCCGGCAGTGGAGTAACCGCTCTCTTAACAGTAACGCTGAAGAGTTCTGGAAATTCCATTACTGGAGTACCAGCAGGTGCCGTGCATAGTTTTGCAACTGTCTAAGGAGTAAACCGATGCCATTTAAATCGGGAGCACAACAGCGATTTGCCTATGCAAACCCTGAAAAGTTTGGAGGTAAATCTGGACTGGCAGAGTGGTCCGCAGCTACGGATTTCAAAAGTCTGCCAGAGTACAAAAAGAAAGCATCCGGCCTTGGACGAAAGAAGGAAAAGAAAAATGCCTAAATTCGCGCACATCTCTGAAAAGGGAGAACCTAAGACTGGATATGTTGACTACAAAGTAGGTGGAGCAAAGCACTGCTTCAACTGTACGCGGTTCA